GAGCACAAAATTAAGGTAATCTTCTTTTATGTCTTGATCAATACCAGTACTGTTAATAATACTAGTAAATTGTAGCTTATGTACTTTCGTATTTGAAAAAGGGAACCAATGTGTAAACTGAAATCCGCCAAGTATGTTGGATTGAATAAGTACTGGTCTTTCTATTAGCCAACTATCATCATTTTTAACAGATACAACACCTATGATATCTTCACCATTCATAAGTTTAAAATGTCTTATATTTAAATCTTCCATATTATATATTTATCTCAAATAATTCATAATCAAATTTTTCTTTTGAATATATTTTAATTCTTTCTGCTGCATGATTTAGGGTATAATTCTTATTTGTCTTCCAATGTAAATCATCTGCTATATCAAATACTTTTGTATCTCTATCACTTTTTCTTAAACCTCTACCAATACTTTGTAATACTCTTATCTGTGATTTACTCGGAGAAGCAAAGATAATGTTATGTAGGTTTCTAATATTTATACCTGTAGAAAATGTACCTAATGAAGCAACAATAATAGCATCATTTTCTTTTTCGGTTATTGATCTTACGCTCTCGCGGGTGTCCACGTCCGTCTCGCCCGAGACATAAGAAAGCTTTCTATTCTTATTCTTTAGTTTATCTTTTAAGATGTTATGTAAGGGTTTGCCGTGCTTTTCGACGTAATTAAACAGGACTAATGTATTACCATCTTGGTCAATAGCAAGGTTAGATATAAAATTATTTCTTGGTGTATACCTTACAATAAAATCTATTTCTTCTTGGTATTTTAGTTTAGATATTTCTTTACAGTGTTCTTCTTTATACTTTAATAAAAGCATACTAATATTTAACTTAGCTAATTGCCCGTCATCTATTAAATCTTTGGTTGTAGTTACTTTATGTACTGGACCGAATAATCCTTCTAACACTAATTGGTGTGTTTGTGTTCCATCTAATGTACCTGTTGTTCCAATTCTATATTTAGCTTCCGTACATTTTTCCATTAAAGCAGTCATAGACTTAGCTTTAAATTGGTGTGCTTCATCGCCAATAACCATCCCAAAGTTCTGAAAGAATTCAGCTGGTCTTTTATAGATTGATTGCCACGTGGATATAACTATTCTACCCATACGTTCACCTTTTACAGTACCACCATGGATTTTCATAGCATATTCATCTGTATGGAAATGCTCATCAGTAGAACTATAGTCTTCGAAGTCTGAATACATTTGTTCAACTAACGATACTGTAGGAACTACAATTAGTATTTTAAGACTAGGGTGTTGTTCTATATACCATCTCGCTGCAAGATATATTATAAGGGATTTACCAGATGCGGTTGGTGATAGTAATAAACTTCTTTCGTTCTTTAATGCATGTTCTAATGCATCTAATTGATAATCTCTTGGGGTAATAGGTATTTGATTGGATGTTAGTATTGGCGCAGTCCCAAAATCTAATGGTAGTTTTTCTGGCTCTACACTTCCATACTGTGCTGAATCATTGGTCAGGACTTCGTATTCGCGCTCTGCTGCAAATTGTTTAAGATACTTATACAAACCATTGTATAGAGTTTTTTTACGCGTATCAAACAGGCGTATTTTTCCATCCCAAAACTTATTACGATATGCAGGCATAAATTTATAACCAGGCACAAAGAAGCAGAAATGCTCTGATAATTCCATCTCGATCCCAGGATCAGTTTCTAAATGCAGGAACGATTCGTTCTTCTTGGTAATATTAATCTGGTCCATTATAAAAGTTCTTTTAATCTTCTCATGGTATTATTTATATCAGTACAAAGGTAATGGTTTATGTACCATTCAATAAACTGTCTTGCGTATACAGGGTTGTTCCATTCTTCTGGGTTGTGTATTAGCATATCTAATTGGGGTAATGTTTGTAATTTTTTAGTTGCCCAATGATATTCTGGCCAACCGTATGATATAACTGGAACTTCGTGCATTAAGCATTCTATTCCTGCTGTACTATTATCTACAATAGCACAAGTAGTATAAGGTAAAAAGTCATGAATGCTATTATACCCAATTCGCACATCTATTCCTCTTTGAATCCATCTATCTATTTGATCTTTTACTTTACCGCGTATTTTCATAGCTGGATGTAGTTTAACAATAATAGGTTCATTAAATAGATAATCCACGATCATGGTAAGTTTTTTCCAATGATCACCAAATCCAAATCCATTTACTGTTTCGTCGTGGGGCTGCTGGCCAATGATAAGGATATGTTGTTTAATCTTTTTAGCTGGTCGCCATTTAAGTAAAATGGAATCATCCCATTTATTCGGCTTGGTGTTTCTAAGATCTATAATACCTTGCCAATCCATTTGCTCTATATCATCATTTACCTTTGGCTCTTTATAGGCTAATTCTGATGTATTAGCATATCCCATTCGGTCTAATGTAAAATGTTTTGAAGTAGGCGCGGTAGGCTTTAATATAATAACATCATTACTAAACTTGTTATTATTTTCTAAATGATTATAGAAGTTAATATCTCCCTTAGTATTTGATTCAGTATGACCTAACTTATTCATGGCGCTACGAACTACATCGTAAAAACGATCCATGTTTTTAAATTTTTCTTGGTGTATTCTATATTCCACTAGTAAATTTACGCCACTCAATCATATTTTTTATTGTCTGATGTCTCCACTTAACGCTTTCTAATATTTCTTTTAAAGCAGCGACTAGTTCTTCTGTATAGATCATCTTAGATTGATGCTCTTGTATTACAGGATCTGCATCATAGTATTTATCCATATCAGATTTAAGTACCGTTAACCCATTAAGTGGATCGTAATCCCAACCAAGACGATCTAAATCTTCCTGATCTAATTTACCATTATAGTGATTGAACTTATCTCTTAATATAACCTTTAAATCAAGATCTAATTTTCTTAACTTAAGCTTATTTACTGTATATAGTTCTAGGTATTTTGAGTGTAGTTTTGCTGTTGCACGGGAAGATTCGTCAAGATTCATTTCATCAATCTCACTATCTTTCTTCCACATTTCCATTATTGTTTCTAAATTATTCATAGTATCTATTATACCACAGTTTACCGTAAAAGTAAACCCTTTATTAAACGAATTCGAATGAAGTATACTTAAGAACTAGATCTGCCTGTAAGTATTCTATGTCGGTTCCTTGAGCGTTGAATTCCACAGAACTTAATTGTACTGGGAATATGTCAAAGAATTTGATTTCTTTATTGATGTTATTATGTGAGCTATATATTAATAGCGTAGCGTCATTTTTATAGTTTTTATCAGCATCTTTCTTTTGTATTAAATTGTGCATCCAATCAAATGTTTCTATATAGTTTTCCATATTTTCTGTTATGTTAAACCTTATAGAAAGATCTTCGAATGACATACGATCCCCAGACATAGCTATATTAACTCCTCGATAAGGCAAAGGTGTGTCGCCTGAAGTAATTCCTGGTAAGTTAACTGCCGTGCAGAAGTATTCCAGATTTGGAAACTCTGTGGTATCTATTTTAAATGCAAAGCCTACTGGGCTAAGAAAGTTTTTATTATCTGTTAATGCCATACTATTATTTATATGAATTAAAAAGTTAGTATACAAAAAAAGAGGTGCCGAAGCACCCCTTTTAAAGAATTAGAATTAACTAATGATTTACACCATTATGTCGTCAACTCTGAAGATTCTGAAGTATTGGTTAGATCTATCTGCACCGATAGTTCCGTCAATAGCTACGAAAGGATTAGCAATCATGCCGTACCTTGTTTTGAATCCCATTCTTGGCTGGAAGTCATTCTCACCAACTGCTTTAACCATAGTTAAAGGAACGTATGGACAATAGAATAGTCCTGCGTCGTATGGATTTGAACCTCTATAACCAACACATGCAAAGTCTACAGTCGCATATGGATCTATATAAACTTTCATTCTGCCATTTAAAACACCAGCAAATGTATTACCAGTATCGTCAACGTTTAAGTTTGCACTTAATGCAGGAGTGTAGTCTAAAAGACCAGCAGCTGCTAGAGCTGAAGCTACGTCTGAAGAACAAAGTACAAAGTTACCTTTGCCACGTCTTGTTTCTTTAGCAATTACGTTTGCTTCTCTTTCTAGTTGCATGATAAGACCTTTGAATCTCTCAACCATCCATCTACCGTCTGAGTCAGTGTTGACATCAAAGATACCGGATACGGCTGTTGAAGATTGTAAAGCACCGATTTTAGCAGTTCTAAGAACTGATCTAACTACTTCTCTGTTGATTTCCGCTAGGATTTCAGCTGATAAGATGTTAGCTAATTCGCCTTCTGCATCCAAACCGTGGATAGCTTTAAGATCTTGTGCTAGTTCCATTGTGTACTCAGCTTTTAAAGCTCTTGACTTAGCAGTTACAGTAGCTTTCTCGATTGTGAAAGCCATTTCACCGAATGAACCGTCGCCTGATGCACCAACGCCTAGTCTTTCCGCAGCTGAGGTAGCAATACCTGAACCGAAAGTTGAGACTACGTCAGCTGTATCTGCGATAGATCCATCTGTGTCTGCATCTACTACACCAGCTAGACCAGTTGGATCTGCTTGATGAGTACCAGTACCAGAAAAGTCTGTATCAGCTTCATTAAAGAATGCTTCTGTTCCAGATTGTGTTGCGTACTTGGATTTCATTGCAAAGATAAGACCAGTTGGTCCAGTCATTGGCTGAACGCCAGCGATATCATATGCGATGAGGTTAGGCATAGCTCTACGAACTAAAGAAATAAGAACAGGGTCGAAAGTACCAATATTGTTAGGAGCTGAGCCTGTGCCAATGTTATTAGCTGCTGCTGCTTCTGAAATAAAGTTACCTTGTACCTGGGCTTGTTCTTCACGTAATGCAATTTCTTGGTTTTCAAGAAGCCTTGCTGTGACAGCTTTTTTATATCTGTCTTGGATTTCTGGCGCGCCTGTATGTTCTAATACTGGGCTCCATTTTTCCATTAATTGTGAATCTGCGTTAAACATTTTTGTTTTTCCCCTTAAGATTATTTATTAAATTTTGTTATAGCCTGAGTGTATCTAGACATAGCTTCGCTTACTGGCTCAACTTCCGCTGAGTCTTCGCCTGCCATGCTGTTTACTTCATCAACTGATTCAGTTACTTCGCCTTTGAAAAATGATTGCTTGATAGTAGCAACTTTCTGTT